CCACTGGCAACCAGAGGCAATCAAGAAGAATACCCGTATCTTCGAGTTCGCACAGTACCTCTATGAGGGGCATTTCAATATTAAAGAAACACCAAGCAACGCCGTTCATTCCGTTTCTATCTTCAAACGCACACGCTGGGTCATAGTAAAGATATTGCTCTTGGAACTTACGCAATTCGTGAGTAATAACTGCGTCATGGGCTCCGTATAAAGTTGCAATATCAATCGGAACAATATCAAAACAAGTAATTCCTAACTGCTTAAATATATCAGCAAAGGTGAACTCATCTTCTCGTCCTTCAAGAACATACTTTGAGTGAAGATATTTCAGGTTGTTGTATTCTTCATTCTCATTCATACTTCTTGCGGCAAGATAGCCGTCCCACGTACAACGCAACTTAACGCCTAAATCGTTGCTTATAAATCTCATATCGAACTTGGCATTAAACATTTCATCTTCTTCAATGTCAATTAGCATTACAAGATATTTTGCAACAACTTCAGGTGATAACTGATTGTCTAAAAGTTCTCCTGTAATGTATGACCTGTGACGAAGTGGAATATACGCACCATTACCGTCTGGGTAGTATAAGCAAACGCCTACAATCTTATCGAGCATTGGGTCAAGTCCTGTTGTCTCTGTATCAATCGACACGCATTTAGCCTCAACACAAGCCTTGATATAAAACTCTAACTGCATTTCAGTTGTAATCGTAATGTACTGGTCTTTGTACTTACCCAAATGCTTTTCAACGAACTCTCTAACCTTATTTATTTTAGAAGATATACTCCCACCTCTTAGGGTGGGAGCCTTCGTCTGTTTTGTGTTAGATTTCTTTGTGAGTTCAATATCTGCTTGTTTGTCGGGTCTGCTTAAATCTCTGAGCAATGAAAGTTGTTCCATTAGAACCTATCTCCACGACCTCTTCTTCGCTCGCTACGAGTATCGTCTTCACTTCCTCTGCGTCTTATAATCTCTCCTGAAGGCTCTGCTGCAGGAAATTCTTCGTTTCTGACATAATATTCCATGTCATCTGCACTCTTGTCCATAATCTTTGTACCTAAAGCACAAGGCATTTCGGTGAGGCCACAATCCTCAAGAATGTCTTCTACGGTAGTTCCGTCAGGTTGCCCCATTGGATAAAATGAGTAGTCAGACTTCTTTCCGGCTTCTCCGTGTCTCTCTACTTCAAAAACCTGTGAAACAATCTTGGGGTATCTTGCGCAAAGACTAGAAAGCTGACTGTAAAAGCTATTAGGTCTATCCCAGAACTTAAACTCTTTTGCGTTTTCGTCGAAGACTGGAATGTAAACTCTTGCCTGCTTAGACAAGCCTGCTTTGCAAAACGGACAATCTTCAATAGAACCGCCGCGGTCATAAAGACAGTTTACAGGAAGTTCATAGTCCCCTACTTTTACTCTGTGCACAACGTAGCCATCAATGTCTTCTGCTCCATTATAAAGAAGTCTAATCTTGCCAATGTCTTTATCGTTCTTCAGATTAAAATAGTTAATCTTACGTGAACTACCTCCGCCGCTTGCTCTAAACTGTTCAATGTTTTCACCTGTTAATCGTGCCATAAACTGTTTCCTTTCTGTTGTTTATTAGTTTTTCGTGTCTTTTAGACACAATCATTATATTAAATGTTTTCGTGATTGTCAAGCAAGAATTGTTTATCGTGCAAAAACTGTAATACCTCTTGTATCTCTCCGCGGTCTTTCCAAAAAATAGACATCGTATCTTGGTCTTTATCTCGCTGAGTATTTACAACAGAGCCGCCAATATACTTGTCAACATGGTTTACAATGTTTGGAGCTAGATTAAGCTGTGACATATCGGGGTAGTTATCGTACAACCACTCTCTGAATATTAAATCATCTGCTTTGTTTCTTTTTACCCAGCTTTTAAAATAGTTGCTTTGCCAAAGATTTAAGTTTGCCCAGTCAACAAACGCACGTAATATATTTGTAGGTATTCTTATGCAAGGAAAGCTAAACCACATCTTTTGCTGATAAATACGAAAAACCCCGGCTTCTGGGGCTTTATCATAATCACAAGTAAACCCGCAAACAACTCCCCTGTCATACTGCTGTGTTTTGTCTGCAAAATCTTTGCTGATAATCACATCGTCTTGCAAATGCCATATCCCATCAATATTGTGTCTCTCACATTGGGTCACTGTTCGGTTACAACTATCAATAAATGCGCGAAGATTTCCAAGCTCATTGCAATCTCGATATACTAATATACAGTCCGCGGGTATGCCTTGAGATAACATAGACGGAATTAAATAGTCTGTAACATACCACATTCTCTTATTACACGCGTGAATTAAATAATGTGTCACAATAAACCTCCTTCAAATTTAAGAATGTCACTAGGTGTATCTATGTCGCACGTATAATCGTTTATAACTGTATAGTTTGTGTAGTCTATAACATTTATCGGTGTATCTTTGACTACTTGCCAAAACTCCCACGCTATAGGAGGCCGATTAAACTTTTGTTCATCCCAAAGCCGTTGAGTTTTAGCCTTCGCCTCGGATAAGTGTGCGTGATTTACAACCTTAAATGCAAAAGGCTCCGCCCACTTCTTCGAGTAATTCCTTGAAAACGGAGGTGCCGATGCAAAAAACTCAATATCATCTGTAGGGGTCTTAACGATTGTGTCTATTGCTTTTGTCGAGAATACCACATCGCCCATAAGATATGTGCAAGGCTCTATCATAGGATAAAAACAGTCGCACCAATAGCCGAGGCACTGGTTCCCAGGTAACACTTCAAACGGGTTGTGATGCACTCGAATATGCAAAGTAGGGATAACCTTCAGTATCTCTTTTACCTGTTCCATATTTGATACACTGACTGAAATATCTGTTTTGTCTACCCCGCACTCTTGCAACAGACGGGCAGTACGTTCAATAAGTGTTTCACCGTGTATCTTTGTGAGTTGCCTAAGTGTCTCCCACTTATGATACTTACCCCCACACATAATGATGTACTTCATAAAACCTCCTTAATATAGTGTTTCTCTCAAATTCTGTATTTCTTCATCAGTACATTCGCCTATATCTTTACGACCTTCGGGCAATATTGCAGTTGTAAATATTTTACCTCTAACTGTTCTCTTTAACTTCTCTGTTGCTGTTTGTCCTGCTATATCATTATCTAACGCAAAGATAAGTTTACGAGTTGGCAACCCTTCAAGCAATCGTATTTGATGTTCACTAAACAAACAACCAAAGCCCGCTACTGCGTACTTGCCATTACACCATAAACGCAGGCAATCGAAAAGACCTTCACACACATAGATTTCATTAAATCGGTCAAACTCTGAATTGAGTAATACACGATATAACTCATACTCGCCATACAAAGGCTTATCAATACCTTTAGGTAAATCAAATCGCTTAAACTTTATATTGCGCTTTGCAACAAACTTACAACCTCCCTTAACATCACGAACAGGAAAAGTTATACTATCTGTGCGCTTATCATACCCTATATCAAATCGTTCAATAACATCATCAGTTAAACCGCGCTTACGCATATACGGATGATAGTATCTGTAACTGTCTAATTCTTCTTCAGGTACAAGTGTTTGATAATATTCGCTTGATTGAGGTGTTCTGCTTAAATTCAAATCAAGTTTTCTATCTTCAATATAACCAGTACCGAAGTTATCTCTTAACCATCTTTTGCCGAACTCATTAAACGGGTCTGTACGACCGAAACAGTTGCCTATCATTTCTGTTAACGGGTGTGTTTCACCGCAAGAGAAACAATGACACATACCATCTTCTTTTCGAATACCCATACTCGGATTGCGTTCTTGTCCGTCTTTGTGATATGGACAGCACACCATCAAATCATTTGCACTGTCTTTTGTTTTGGCAAACATTTCTAGGCCGCGTTCAGCTAACTGTAATTTGAGTTCCTTGACAATATCGGACACATCAGCGTCTATTATCATTCCGTCTACTATCATCACTAGACTCCTTTATAAAATTGATACACGCATACTTTACACCGGGCTCAAAACAATCTGTGCATTTGCCGTCTCTGCAAGACTGACATACTTTGCATATTGCTAATGTACCTGCATATTCCATTAGAACACATCCTTTCCACTTGCTCTCTTCTTTTCTCGTCTTTCTTCTCTCTGCTCTTTTGTCATATCCTCTGTGTTTTCTGTATAAATAAACTCGCCTACATTTATATTCCAAATGTATCTTAACTTCTTTCCCGTTTTTCCGTATCTGTCTTTGTTAATTCTCATTTCAAGATTGCCATCGTCCTGCCTTAGCGCAATAATCTTTGTGGCACATCTACCGATACCATCACTACCCGCTATATTCTCATTATCCGGCACATCATCTTTTACGCCTTCTCTGTTTGCTTGTGATACAACGATAATCGGTATGTGCATTTCAACTGACAAGGACATTAAATCCTGACTAATATGAGTTAAAGATACTGCCTCACTATCGCCCTTACGATAACGCTCGTCTGTCAGATATGACACACCGTCTATTGCTAAAACATCTAACTTGTTTTGCTTAATATAATTTCGGAGTTTACTTATTGTTATTCGGTTATCAAAGTCAGACGGTACTGATACAATAAAACTATTACCTTGCTTTTTAAGTTCCGCAATATCCTGTTCGTACTGTTCAATATCAATATCAGGCAGACCCCACATCAAACTACTGTTTGAATAACCACCGCGAATAGTATCAAATCTATAACCGATATTATTGTCGCTCATTTCTGGTGAGATATACCCTACATTAAAACCCAACTTGCAAATATGAGTTGCAATCTTAACAAGTACCCAAGACTTACCCTGACCCAATCGCGCAAACAACACCACGAGTTCTTCAAATCTTTGTATGCCGTGAAGTAAAGTATCGAGTTCGTGAAAACCAGTTGTAAAGTACCAATCGTCTTGATTAGCAACTCTTTCCTTATAACTCTCTAATCGCTTATCCGCATCTTTGATAATGTCAACGCCGCCGATACCATAGTTGACTTCTAGCTCTTTAAGAGCGTTCAACATATACTCAACACCAGCGTTAGCGTCTTTAAGGAAGATTTCAGACGCTTTCTGCAATATAGGAGCGCCTTGTTTGAAGGTGCGTTCTTCACGCAAAGTAGTAACTAACCACTCGTCACTCTCGCTAACTTCTGGCAATCCGCCGTCTTTGTATATCGGAAATGCAGATAAGAAAGTCTCTTTGTCTGGAACATTACCATACTTATCGTAATGCTCTTTGATAAATCTAAACTCTTTTACATATCCTTCTGTGTCTTTGCCCTTCTTATCTTTATGGCCTAAAAAATATTCTTCGGTGATGTTGTTATCTTCAATTATTGAAAAATCTTTCGTAGCAATAATCTTTGCAATTATCTGTAACTCAACCACGCATATCACCGCCCTTTATCTCAACTACAACGCTATTACCAAAAACTCTGCTTGCTAATCTCTCACCAATAGTTTCTGCCAACTGTTGCATATTTGTTACATTGGAAGTAAATATAATTGATTTGCCTGCTAACATTCTTCCATCAACCAATGAGAATAATTGCAAGTAATCATATTGAGATATTCCTGTAACTGCTATATCATCAAGAATTAACAAATCACACGATTTAAGGTTTTCTTTATACTCGTTTGATAACGGATTGTTAAAATCTTTCATCCTTAATAACAAAGCGGGCACAGAAACAAACATACCCTTTACTGTAAAGATGTTGCCCTCTGCAACATAATGAAAGTATGTCTGCAACATCTTAATAGCCCAGCTTGTCTTGCCGTTGCCAGGAGTTGCACCGCATATATACAAATTCTTGCCTTGTTCAACAAACTTATCAATATCTTCTCGTATACCTGCCAACTTGTTAAACACACGTATGTCGTTAGGCTGGGGTCTCAAATGTATAGGCTTATATTTTGATTTAGGCAAGCCGCTATTATCAAATTGCCAAAGCATTTGGGTGTAAATTACACACTTAGCGCAATCATCTGTACAATTATTTGCATACCAACAATCAGTATTCCTTGAGTTCTCCACGCTCTACCGCCTTTCTCATTTCTTCTTTTTCTTCTGCTGAAACTCTATACTTCTCACCCGGAGTTATAACCTCTGCTTTGCAACCTCGTTTCTTATCGTTATATCTACCTTCTAAAACTCTATCGAACTTATCTTCTTTTAAGAGAAAATCAATGTCTGCTTTCCAGCCGCTATCGTTCTTTCCCTTACAAAAGTCTGAACTTTCGAGATTGTTAAAAGCGGTCAAAATTTCTTCTTCACTATAATTCTTTAAGACACGACTAATAGCCTTACTTCTCTTTGCATTAAGTCGCTGACATTTAGGAAGAGAAACGCAGATTGAATTGTATGTATCTACGAACCACTGCCCGCGCTCGTTTTTTCTTACTTCTAATACTTCTTTATCTTTATTATTAAATAATGTTTGTTGTATATTATTAGATATACTGTTAGTCTCTCTAATATCTGAACTGCAATTTTTTGCACTTGGTCGCTGACTAACTGCAATTTTTTGCACTTGGTCGTATCTTAATCCCTCACACTTCTCTGTAATTGCATAATAAGATTTGCTACCACGCAAACTATCATTGTGAACCGTTTTAACTGCTAACAAACCCAAATCTTTAAGTTTGTTAAGATAGTTTATCAGTGACCGATTGCTTATGTTGAGAATAGGCAAATCTGCAAGTATTCTATCGTGTTGTAACCAAACATACGCAACACCATCATCAACAATGTGTTGCATAGTAGGGCTTGCAATCATATCCCATACATAATCAAGCAACAACAAATCTTCAATCGTTAGATTATATTCCAGTGCTTTCCCTTGATTAAACCCAAATAATTCAAATTTCATAATAACTATCTTCCTTTAGTTGCAATAAAAAAACTTGTCGTTGAAGCTGTGTGAGAACTTCAACGACAAGTCTGCCTGTCGGTTATTCAATTATAGCGGTTAAATGCTCACACCAAATAACCGACAATCACAAGTGTTTCAACTTGTTTGATGTGAAATGATTATATCATACTCACTTTTGTTTTGCAAACGATTTGATAATATCTTCGATTTGAGTATCCACTTCATTGTTTACACAATCCCAAAGTATCTCTCTTTCTTTTGCAATATCAACATCGTCAATCTGTGGAATAGTACGCTCTTCCGTGTACTCAACTGTGTAATAGTTATCCCTGACCTTAACGCTTGCTCGGGAAGTCGCTCTAATTTGCGTTGTAATCGCTTTGCTCTCATAATTAGTATCGTTATTCATATTTTATGCTCCTCGCTCATTTAGACTGCTTTCTGCGCGTTTTAAGACTATATCTAATTATGCAATAGATTATAGTTAGTATCAAAGCACCAATTTCTACTCCTAGAGTTGCCATAACTCCTAGTGCAAATTCGCTGATAGTGATAGTCATATTACTTGACCTTCTTTGCTTTCTTAATTGTAATTGTAGGAATTTCTTTCACATTTCTGCAAGCATCAAATGCCGAAAGTGCCGCAGAAGATAACTTATCGTTATAGATTTCTTTTTCGAGAATATCCATATCAATATACTCCCTTGTTTTAATACATTGAGTATCAGGAGCATACTTCTTTAATTGAACAAGCAACTTATCCTCATCAAGACTTTCTCGCTTTGTAATTCCGAGACAGACTTTTGAGCCATCATCAAGTTCTATATCATCTAAATTAGACATTTCCATATTTAATTTAAGACTTTGATTAAGGCTATCGGTTTTCTTTTTCAGCGTATCAAATTCTTTTTTGGTGAAAACGTACTCGTTTGCTAACTGCTTTAATTCCGGTTCTGTCATTTCTTTATTTTCCTTTCTTTACGTACTTCTGTGTTACCGAACCCATGACGCCCTTGCACCCCCGAGGCATTTTTTGCTTAAACTCAACTAGTGCGGCTACGTCTGACTTTTTCCATCTTCTTTGTCTACTACCTTCAAGAGTAATATAATTAGGTATAAGTCTTGCGTATTCATTGTATGGGTTTTCCCGCTTAAATCTATACCAGTTATTTACTGACTGGACAGATACGCCACAAAGAAGTGCAACTTCCTCAACACGTAAAAGTGTCATTGCCATCTTTTTTCTCCTTTCTTACATTTATTAAATTATAAACATTATAATACACATTTTTTAAGATAACAAGTAGTTAATCAAAGCGTTTTTGTCTCCTTTAATCGTACCGTCAATCAATATTTCACTCATTTGCCCCTTCTTTTCTACGAGTGAGTTAATTCGTTCATCAATAGTGTCCTTGCATATCAAGGTGTAAACTGTGATGTTAGAGTTCTGACCAATTCTGTGACAACGGTCGATTGCTTGTTCTTTAAGTGCCATATTCCAAGGCTCGTCTAAAAAGATTTCTACGGAACCCGCAGTTAGTGTAAGACCCGTACCCATAGCACCGATTGTACCTATTATGAACTTAACTTTATCGTCATTTTGAAATATCTCTACATTAGCTTGTCGCTCACTATCTTTTGTCTCACCCGTAATCATCACGCCCTTGTACTTCTTTGACAGTCTCTTAAACGCAGGGTTAGTTATCTGTGTCCAGTTAGAGAAGATAACGACTTTCTTTCCATTCTCAACTGCGTCATCTACGAGTTCTTCCATTCTGTCAAACTTCGCACTGTCAGTAACATCAGGCGTAAGAATACTAGGGTTACCAGTTGCTTGTCTTAATCTAATAAGTTCTGCAAGCGGATTATTTGCCATTCTCAAATTAGCGAGATTGCTAACAATATCGGAATGAGCCATATCATAAATCTTCAACTGCTCTTTTCCCATTTCAACATACTCGTTAATGAGGGTCTTTTCAGGTAAGTCAAGAACTTTGTCTTTAAGTCTACGCAACATCATTGTATCGAGCGTATCTTCAATCTCTTCCAAATTCTTATAGCCAACAACTTGTGTTCCGTTGAAACCGCCTAAACGACCATAGTGTGTCTTGAACTGCCAGAATGTGTGCTTTTCATATCCGAGCCAATTAAGTATCGGATATAGGTCAATCGGTGCGTTCATCAAAGGTGTACCAGTCATAGCAATCTGAATTGGTGTATGTAACATCAACAACTGCTCTGTCTGGCTTGCCTCTGGGTTCTTGCAGTTGTGTACTAAAACATTTTCCGCAAAATAATTGTGATTGTCTTTGACTTCTAAATCATATTTAGTTGTATCTTCGTCTATATAGATTTTCTTATTCAATAATTTTGCCATTTATAAATTCCTCAACTTTCTTATTCTCAACTTGCTCGGGTGTAAATCGTACAACAGTAAAACCTAAAAATTGTAAACACTCGTCCTTCTTTTTGTCTAACTTTATTTGTTCTGCTTTTTTATGATTATTTCCATCAATCTCAATACAAATCTTTTTCCGTATATTCACAAAGTCGGGTTTATAATTTTTTGAATAATGTTTTTCTGGAAAGGCGTCCCTTGCGAGTTTCGTATCGATGGCATAGTTATAATAAAACCCGTGTTTAATCAGAAAGTCATACACTAACTGTTCGTGTGGAGATATTTTTCCATTCTCGCACTTAAAGTTATTTGAGTAAGTTCCGTTTTGCAGTCGCTTTTCTCTTATGCGTTGTGCTACACCCTCTTTATGAACGGGGTTATCATTATACATTCGCTCAATTTGAGCGTGTCTAAAATCAGCGTCTTTCCATTTATCTGACAACATCTTTGCGTTTTTCTTCTTTGTTTCCTCACTAATTAAGTTTGGTCCATAATAAGAATTTCGCCAAAATGCAGAACACCTTGTACTACAAAATCTTCTCTTTCTTCCTTGTACTGTATTAGATACTTCAAAAGTCTTTTTACACCATTCACATATCTTTTCCATAAAATATCTCGCTTTCTTTGATTTATGTAAATAGTATATTACATAAACGCAAGATTTTCAACAATATTATCTTCCTCGGTTAATTCACTTGCAGAAACCCAACCTCTATTTGATGTATAAATTTTATGATTTAGTGTGCATTTCATTGTTTTAATATCTCCGTTTTCTCGTTGTATCGTAAGTTCTACCATAGGAGTTTTAACTTCATTTGCAAACCAGTTTGTTATTGGTTTCCATTCTAATTCA